CTTTTAGAATAATATTAAAACGATAATCGCGGAAGTCTTTTAAAAGATCCTGCTGATAATCGAATGCTTTGAAAGGAATTAGACCTTTCTGTGGGTGTGAGATACGGCAGTAGTTTGTTGTAAAGTAAACCGGATCTTTACCGGCTTTAACAATCTCTTTTAGAATCTCTTGCTTTGTAAGCGCAGCCATATTAGCTCTTCACGTTTGAAGGCTTTTTGGCTTTGTCTCTCCCTAATGCAAGAAAATCTCTGATTGCTTTATCAACGCGCTCTTCATCAGAGCCGCCGTTAACCTCAACAACGTCAGTCAAACCGCCGATGCGATAATCACAATGAGCCTGTACGTCGGTGCGGTAGTTGGAAATACGCTGCACTAAAACGTGTGGCTCACCTTCCTTTGTTAAGGCTAGTGTATCACCCGTGACGGCTTTGTATTCTTTCTTTAGGAAGCTGGCAATGTCTTGTAAACGCTGCTCGATCTCGCCTTCAAAGCCTTTGTCTTGGACTTCTTTAATTCTTGTCTCTGCTTGGTATGTAATACGTAGAATCGGACCGTGGAACTTAACACCAAAACCATCCATTACGCGACGATCATGAATGTAGTGCCCGTTCTCTCTTTTAAGACCTACTTCTCTTGCTTTATCGTCTGCCTGTAACGTAGCGTCATGCGCTCCGTCATAAGCATTAGCAGCCGCTTGGCTGATTCCTTTTACAATGTCGTATACTGATGCCATGTTATTGTTCCCTGTTTGGTCTCCATCCTTCTGTCCATCTTTCTTCTCTTCCTTCGATGTAACGAACATAACATTTAAAGCAAGCTTCAAATTTATTCATATACAAATCATCGCGAGAATGAAAAGAATATTTGGAACATACAGGACAAGTCCTTTTATGATCTCTATTAAGTAGTTTTTTGTTTATTAAAAATCCGTCTGCTTCTATTTTGTCTTGAGATTCAGCATTCTTCGCAAACTTCTGCTGCTCTTGAATGGACTGCTGAAGATATTCTTTCTCTTTATCTTCATCCCAAAAGCGTTTTGGATTGTGTGTGGCTTCCTCACCATACTTTTGCGAAATGGCTTTTTCTAATTTAACGATATAATCTTGTTTGTCGCTCACTGTTTCGCAATCTCCGCTGAAAGTGCAAAAATCCCTAACGAAGTAAGGGTTCCGATACCAAAGCCGAGAGCAACCATGAAAGGCTCAGATCCTGGCTTTTGTTTTGTAACCAACTCCATAAGGCGGTCGTTCTCTGCAGCCTTAAGAATCATCATTGATTCGTACTTATCTTTCCAAGCATTAATCTCAATGTCTTTGTAATCTAAGCGAAGCTCGTAGTTTTCTTTCTGTAGCTTTAATTCATACTCTACGCGAACATCACATTCTTCGTCCGAGAATCTCTTATCGTTTAATACTCTTGCCGCAGCATCCAGAGACAGTAGAACTCCGTCAAACGGAACAGGGTCACCTTTCTTGACAGAAAGGACCGTGTTTTCTTCGGCGTATGCTATATTTGGTGCTAATAATGAAAAAACCAAACAAAAGAATAATAATTTTTTAGCCATTTCTCAATCCAAAAGCGTCAGCAATATCTCTTGCTAACTTTTCTGGATCATTATACCCTTCGTCTACAAGCTTTTTAAGTTCTGATTCTTTGCGCTTGTCTAGAAGTTTGCCCTCTTTCTCGTACTGGTCTTTAAGATCTTTTGTAATCTTTAGGTGCTGCTCAAGTCTAAGGTTTTTCTCTGTCACTTCCGTATTGTGGATATGGGAGAGTGTCTCCATTTCTTGATCGTGTTGGTCTCTCTTGGCATCAAGTAAGTCTAAAACACGAGTTATCAAGACGGCATTGCGCATAAGAGCAGAAGCCAACGCTGCACCTATAAACAATAGGACAATAACGATTGCCCACCAAAACTTTTTAGCCCAAAGCCAAGCTTGTTTTGCTAGTAATTTAATTTTCATCGGTCACCAAATCCTTTTAGTTTTGTAACGGCATCAATCACTGTTTGACCGCCAATATAAACTGTCGTAATTATAACCCAATCAGAAGACTGTAAATCAGAAAAAATTAGCAGCCCTGTGGCGGTTGCCCAAGCCAATAACTTTCTGGACACTAGCTTGTCCAAGCCTCTATCTAGTATATGCTGTACTCTGCTGTTTTCGTTCTCGGCCATTTGTTTGCTCCCTCTATAAATAGGTTCATAGATCTTTATGTCTAAACGTATAAAACTTAAATTCAAGAAAATGCTGAAGAAAGCAGAGTTTGTTCATGCTGATTTAGAGTATCACGAAGAGTTGGTATTTGAAGCAAAAGCGGATTTCAACGAAGCATTCCTAGAAAGAATTCAAAAAATGTCAAGGCTAAAGAAAAGAGCCTGGGAAAGACACTTGAAGAAGGTCAATAACGAAAGAGCTAAACAACTTTTAGAGCAAGCTGAAAAAGAAAGAAAAAAGAAATCAGAAGGTGGACAACTTCCTGAGCAACTAGAAGGGGACTTGAGCCTTGCAAAGAATAAAGAAATCTTTGTTGATGGTGAGACAAAAGAAGAGTTTTACCTCAATCCCGACGAAATAGAAAACAATGATGATAATAAATCAAGCGTAATTAAAAAACTTTATCGCAAAATTGCAAGTGATACACACCCCGACAAACTTCAAGCTTCTGGCTTTTCGGAAGGCGAAATAGCGAGAAAAGAAAGTATCTTTAAAAAAGCGAAAGAAGCATACGAAAGAGATAACTGGTATACCCTCTACTCTATAGCAATTGATCTAGGAATATCTCCTGGCGATATTGACGATAAGCATATAGATTGGATTGAGGAAGACATCAAGCTAACAATGGGTCGTATTTCCCGCATAGGTCAATTGTTTGTGTGGGTGTGGTATACATCCACCGATGAAGGCAAAGAAAGAGTGATGGACCAATACTTTAAGCAAATTTATAAATGGCCACCTGAAAAGACTTAATTCTTCTTTTTCTTTTTAAATGCCAAGCCGCCTAGAAGCGCTTCCCAGAATGCTGCGTTCATTGATTAATCCTCGCGTATCCATTATTCTTGTCAATGGAAATCTCCATATCAACGATGTCCTTTAGAGAATCCAAGTGAGAAATAAGAATAACTGTCTTGAAATACGTTTTAACTAGATCAAGCATCCGAATAAAGCCTTCCATATTCTCTGCGTCCAAAGCCGTTCCTGGCTCGTCTAAAATAAAGATGTTGCCCTTTGGTAGCGAGGACACAGATAGAAGCGCCAAACGTATGCCCATTGATGCTAGAGTCTTCTCTGCACCCGAGCCCATCTCAATAGGTCGGGCTTCGTAGTTGGGATGCTTGATAAGCACATCCAACTTATTACCAGACTCTTGGAAGAAAACTTCAAAGTCAACAATGTTTGAGATTGTCTTTGCAATCTCTTCGTTGATGACAGGCAGTCGTCTCTTGATAATATCATAAGCAATACCGTTGGAATGCATACAACGCATAAACAAATCATAAGCAGCATACTCGGCACGAATATCCAACAATTCTTGTTTCTTCTCTATCAGAGATTCTACCTTCTGCTCAAGAGAACCGATCGTTCTGTTGTGAGTTGATAGCTTTGCCTCAAAAGATTCTATATGCTTCTTGGTATCAGCAATCTTCTTTTCAACCTCATCGCGAGAAGAAATGAGGTTTTCTATATTCTGGATTGTTTCTTTGTTGTCTTCATACAAAGCAATCTTATCATTGGTCTCGTTAAGTTCGGTAGTTAGCGTCTTGATCTTCGCAAACAACTTTTCAATAGAAACTTTATTATCGCGCTTTTCAATCTCAATACCGTTTTTCGCAACGATAGTTTCGTTGTAACTATCAATCAAAGCAACCATCTCCGCAGAATCTACGGACACGAACTTCTGCTTGTAGCCCTTTGCTTCTTCAATCTTTTTTATGATTGCCTTTTCAAGCATAGGCATATCAACAGAAGCGCTGTGCGCATCTGAGATAAATTTACAAGATGTAACATACGCGTTTCCGCAAGGAACCTCGTCAAGAAGTGTGAGCTTCTTTGTCATTCCCTTGTAATCATTATCCATTATGCGAGCACGATTAACAGTTTCATCATAACGACGCTTAAAAATATCGTATTGCTTTTTCTCTTCCAACAAATCTTCAATATTGATGGTCGTCAAAAAATCGTCATAGCGGCTCAACATTTTGTCGAACTCTGTTATCTCTTCTTTTAATTCGCTGATGTTAGTTCTTGTATCCTCGATATTATTCGTTAGCTGCGTCCTTCTTTCAAGAAGCTTCTTGATATTTAAACGCTCTGTTGGAATAGAATCAATCTGCTCTGTTAAGCTCTTGTGGTCTTCCTCATGAGTTACAAGGCGTTTACGAAGCATAGAGCAAGTAGTGTTATCTATTTCAAGTTCCTTCTGTGCCTCTTCGCAATGAACCTCCGCAATTGCTATGTCTTTATCGTAGTCTACGTCACCGATACGTCGAAGAACGGCTTTTAGGTCAGAAGAGTCTTCTTTTGCCAGCTTAAACTTCTTCTCAAAGATCTCTAAATCCAAGAACTTAGCAAGGATCTCCTTACGTTTTGTAGACCCTTCCTTAATAAAGCTCAAAGAATCAAGCTGACTAGCCATAGACGTCAGCAAAAAGTCTTCAATCGTGCCAAACTGCTTGCGAATGTTGGCATCAGTTTCGTTACGGGTTGTGCCGTTGAGACTCAAATCACCGTCCTGTGTGAAGTCCAAGAATGTTCTGGCCTCATTAGTTTCTACACCCTTGAGGCGCTTTACATACTTCTCTGACTTTCTCTCAATGGTATAAGTCTTCTCGCCAATCTGAAGCTCTATCGTACCAATACAGTTCTTTTTGTTTTGATTGATGATGTTATAGTTCTTGCGCTCGTTCTTTGACGTTGTATTGAACATAGTGTAAAGCATACCATCAATAACAGATGACTTACCTGAATAGTTCTTACCAAAGATTCCCACAATACCGTTAAGGTTTGTAAAGTCAAGGGTGTTGTCATCGCCATAGTTGAACAGATTGTCCCACTCAAAGCGATTAATATTCCAATTTACGTTTCTCGCAATGTCTTCGTTCTCTTCAATGTGAGAGTTATACTTGCGGTTTAGCTCGTAGATCTTCTGGATTGTGTCTTCTGTGGGCTCATAGTCCTCTAAATACTCGCGCATTAGACGTTCCTGAACCGCAACGTCTCGTAGATTCTCAACCTTAAAGTTCTTTCCAAGACTAATCTCGCCTCTTTCGCCTGCTGCTCTGTTCAGGAACGAGATTGATTCAGGCTTGAAGCGAGACTTTGCAACCTCAACAGCCTTGCGCATTACGTCTAGAGGCAGGTTGTTGTTACTTACAAGACGCAGGCGCGCACCAGAAGGAATATTTGTACCCTTTGGCATCCGACCCTTTGGTGTTAGTTCAATAGTGACGAAAGGCTTAGGGTTTAGGAGAACGTGATGTTTGACAGTAAAGTCATCTTTACTACGAATTTCCCAAGTTAAGAATCCTTTATCATTGGTTTCGCCGTGGTTCTGTTGGACAGTGGAGCCGCAATAACGCACACGACCTTCTGTGTCAAGAATTTGGTTTGTCTTGTGAATGTCTCCGAGCATTGCAAAGTCGTGACCAGCGAACACTCCAATGTCATGATCGCCGTGATCCATAACCCAACCAACGTCAGTGGATACTCCACCGATCGCACCGTGATACAAAGCAATGTTAATCCGAGATTGGTCACTTGGCGCAACCCAGTTGTCCTCGTCAAACACAGATAGCACATTGAGCGCGAGATCGGGCTCTAGAACGGTTTCACCCGCGTTCTTGAGTAGGTAAAGGTTTGGAAGATTCAAAGCGCTTACAATGGGCGACAGAGCGTCCTGGCGGCTGCTGTTCTTCAAGTTGCCGTCGTGGTTTCCGCAGATCACGTATGTCGGCGCGATCGCTTCAAGATTTCTGAAAAAATCTGAGCATAGTGCTACGAACTCCGGAGAGATTTGGGTTTTTGTGTGGGCAATATCGCCGCAGTGAACAATGTAATCTACGTTTTCCTTACGAAGAATCTCGTAAAGCTGTTCGAATACTTTCTTGTATTCATAATGATATTTTAAATTCTTTATATGCGTATCCGCAATGTGAGCAATCTTATACACGTTATCCCCTAAAACAAAACTCTATCACCAGTATACACCAGTGATAGAGCCTGTCAAGTGTTATTTTAGATTATTATTCTACCGGATCATACATTCTATTGGAAAGGATATGACGAAGTGTAGCAACCATCGACGCGTCCAAATCTGTAGCAAGATCTTCCAACTCGGCGCGGGTCATATTACCCAGAGCTTCCCGGGCTCTGATAAGAGTAAGAAGACGTCCTTCCGGAGAGTCGAATGCTCGGTCAACAGTCTCCTCATCCTCTGGCTGAGGAATGTCTTCAATGCCGGCGCCGGGGCGAACAGCACCGCGCATGGCATCTTCTTCTGATTCCTTAACAGCCTTCTTCAAAGAGCCGCGACTAACTTTAATGCTCTTACCGCGACCTGTGTCCTTCTCAAACTTAACAGCAACATCGGTGTTCTTTGTTCCTGGGTGGGTCACAACACCGTCGCCATACTCGTCGTGAGTTATCTTCTCACCAGACTTGAAACCTTCTTCAAGCTCTCCACGGTCTTTCATACTCAAAGCAATAGCGACAGCGCGATCGTGCTTTTCACCTTCCTTATCCATAAGATAAGAAATCTTTTTGCTTACCTTATCCTCGCCTTCGTTGACGAACTTTCTAAAGTTTTCCAATATGAGCTTCATTTTTTAATCCTCTAGCAGCAGCTTTCTGTGCAGCAGCAGCCAACAACTAGTCGTCTTACTCTATCCCACAATTTTCTTAGTAGTCTCATTTTTTGCTCTCCATGTTTTCTAGCAAGTCTTCGCCCATATAGCGAATCTCGTAAACCATGACAGCTCTCAAATGCAACACTTTCTCAATCATCTCTAATATACGGTCACGGGACATAATCTTACACAGACATTGCTAATGTCAACAGTAAATAGTTGTCTGATGTGATAAGGGTCGCTTTGTTCAAACATTTCTGGAAGTTGTCCTTTGACATTGACCCAACATCTTCGTTCTCACCAATATCAACTTTCCATACTTCAATATCAAAATCTAACAAAGTTTTGATGATCTCCAACTCTTTCTTCTTTGCGTCGGGATCCAAAGCGATGTAAACGCCTGCGTCTTCCTTAACAATCTTTTGTAGAAGAGAAGAGTTCTGATTTAGTGTGGATCCAAGAAGAGGTACAGAATTACGACCGGCAACCACAGCATCAAACACCCCCTCCACCAAAATAATGTCCGAACTCCAATCCACAAACAAATCGTTGAATATAATATTCTTGCTTGCCGGCGGGTTCTTATACTTTGGATACGCCTTCTTGTCATAGGACCGAGAGATAAAGTAGTTCAAATCCCCTTCATCATCAAACGAAGGAATTACAACGCGCCCTTCGTACTCTCCACTGCTACAATAGCCCATTTTCCACCAAACAATATCTTGCTTGGAAATGCCGCGCTTTCGTAGATAGTTTCGCGCAGCAAATCCGGTCGGTGGAATATCTTTATTTGCCAAAGACACGAAACCTTCAGGCATCTCAAGTATTTGTTTTTCTTCTACTTTCTCGGCAAATAAATCTTCAAGTCTGTTATAATCAACTGTCTCAGTGATGTCACGCCATTGTGACTTGTCGTGGTTAGATCCAAAGCGTCGAATAACACGATATATGTTCTTACCTCGTGTATCACAGACCCAGCACTTGTAGTAGCCTTTGTCTATGTTAACGGAGAACTTGCGTTTGTGGTGCTTGCAGTAAGGGCAGGTAAATAGAAACTCGTCGTTGGAGCGATAAGATGCTCCAAGAACGTTTGTTAAAATCTTAAGTTTCTTTGCTTTCACGAATTAATCCTGCCTTTGCTATCACATAACTATCCGAGCGGTCAGCGTAGCCAGCCTTCGGATTTCCATATCTTGTGTATTCTATAACAAAGGAGGGGACATTGTCAACAACAAATTGAAGCGTGACGTCTTTTGCCTTCTGTCCCTTGGGAACCTTGATACCACATAGTTTGCGGGCGGATGTAGCTGCAAGATACTCAGGCTGTAAACCAAAAGTCTTATAGCATTGCCAACAAACTATACCATTAATTTTTGATAAAAGCGACAGAGTTTGTGCTGATGAAAAACCTGAACGGAATGATTGAAGCGATTGCTCTACATAAATTTTGCTTATATGAAACCGATATGATAAATAATTGAGTTTCTCCTCAATCATATCAGCCTTCTTAAAGAAGTTCTTTTCTTTTCTAAGATCTATGTGATCGCAAAGAACGATATTGCCGTCATTATCTAATATAGTGTAACCAGTGATGCTGGTTGAGATGTCAAGTCCTAAAATCATATCCGAATGATATCAGATGTCAAGCTTAATTTTAAATGTGAAGTCACGCTCCACGGTTTTCTTTACTGGTGTTGCGACCTTAGCGATACCGATAAGGTTTTTGTCTTCATCGTAGATACCGATCTTTGAGATGTATGTTGTTTTCTCGAATGATCCGGTTGGGTCGGGATAGGACGAACTAACAATGTTCTTAACTTCAATTGTATCGCTTTCTATGTATCCAAGCGATCCAGTAGATATTAAAGTCTCGGCGCCGTTAGTTAAGAACGATGGATTATTGGAGTGGTTTAGTTCGCCTTTAGGGGCGTTTGCAAACATGGTTAGGACTTGCGTATTAGTCGTACCACTCATCACCATATTAAAAGCAGAGCTAGGAGCCGTTATTGATCCTGAGATAGATTGCCCAAAATAAGTCCAGTTTGCAGTGCTTAAGCCAACTGAGCTAGTATAGTAATCCTGATTTACCGAGAGATCTGCCGAGCTTGTTAGAATAATAAAGCCCTCATTGTAAAGCACCAAACCTACAACTGTATCTGTCAGGGATGAATCGCCATATGTTTGTATTAGCTCTCCATTTCTTTTAGTATCTTGGGCCCGGGCAATAAGAGATCCAGTGTAATAAAACTCTAGGTTTACAGAGCCTTTCTTTATTTGGCTACCGTAGAATATACTTGGCATAGAAACCAAGCCCAATGAAGAACTATCAAAATCTCTATTGTGTATTCCAGCAGTTACCGAATCAACTGAGGATGAATATTCAAAATGAGGTGATATATTCCTGTAGTAGTTAATCGTGGTTTTCAGCGCTCGGATATTTGATATAGATCCATTACTAGTAATTGTAGGTCCTGTTGCAGACTGGCCTATAACGGCTGATACAAATCTAGCATCTGTTGCTGAGTAGAACTCTTTTGATATTGAAGCTGTATAAGGATAAAGACTGCCCGTGATAACATCTCCTGGGTCTTTTAGATTAAAGGCTTCAGATGTGCTAGTTCTAAAATTTAGTCGCGAACCGTCCTTGACAATCCAAGGATATATAATCCCGCGATCTTCGATGCCGTCAGGGCCAATTGTTTTGCCTGTTGAAGAATCAACGCGATCAACATTTAGTTCATATAAAGAAACATTGCCAGCGTCAGTTAATCTGATCGGGTCTGCATACGCACCGGAAATGTTGGGCGTGTTGTTGTAGTAAGCTGAACCGCTATAAATTACAAATTTAACTTCTGGAAATAATTTTAGAGTATTGGTAAATACGTCGTTCCTGTTAAACTTGTAAAAAGACATTTAACGCCCATAACATTATTAGTAATCTAATCTTACGCGAACTGTAAACTCTGTTGTTGGATCCTTTTTAAGAGGCTCCGACAACTTAGCAACAGCCATTAGTTCATTGTCTGGCGAGTATAGCCCAACAGTGGTAGCATAAGACACCGGAACATCAGCAGAGTCATTCTTGACAACTAACTTACTGGCACTTAAATATGTTGGGTTTGCCGAATAATTAAACTCATTATGATTAGCACGGCAGAAATATATTGTCGAATTCAATTCAACTGAGTTATTGAAGGATAGATCATAAATTCTATGCCTAAACTCATTGCAGTTAACTTGAATTGTCGACCCAGTGAGGACAGCATCAACATCTTCTCCGGAAGAATTCATTTCAGCACTGGCACTAAGAAGACCTGAGAATACTGATGCCGTAACAACTGCGACACCCGCTTGGTAATAAATTAGGCCAGCAGGCTGCTGGGTTGAGCCTGTAATACCATCTAGTGGAACATTCTCGGAATTTGTGGCATACAAAATTCCATACTCACCAGCGGGTGAATTAACTTTATAAGAATTGACACCGTCTGTATCTCGTAGTTTGATTCGATCTACAAATGGGTTCGCATAACCACCAGTTACGCCCAATTCAAGAGTAAATGATCCTTTTTTAACCTCATCCTTAGTAAGAAGTCTTGTAAAATTAACCACATAAGCTTCATTAATTTTTGTTCCGCCATCAGTTAGATTACCGTCTTCATCAAATTGTCTAACATCATTGTTTTCATCAAACCCAACAAGGACCTGAGCCATCTGATTGTAGATATTGATCTTTTTGTCATTTTGGGATGAAGCGGCGCCCGAAAGGCCAGACACGCTTGTATAACCAGCTGTTAGATCAAAAATGTGGTTGGCAGAAGAACTTAGATAAGGGTAATCATAAACAGACTGGAAGATACCATGAGAAAAGTTCTTAATGTTTTCGTCTGCATAAGTTCCAGATACAATCTGCCCAGTAATAGGAATGGCCTCGTGAAGAAGGTTCCTTGTAGAAATTACATCTTTTGCATTTAAAGTCTTGAATGTTGTAGCCATTTTTTATTCCTATACCGATTTAATAAATCTAATTGGGACATCTACACGATATCCTGTGTTAACACCTGTTACGCGAACTGTTGAATCAATAAATCTCCACTGATTTGCTGATAAGTCATTCCCCGATGGATTAGAGAAAGTCGTGGTAGCCAAGGAGCCTATCTGAGTAAACAAGAAATCACTTGTTCTCAGATCCAGCGAAGATCCAATTCTAAACTGGAACCTAGTTCCTCTCGGGCCGGCAACTGAAGATTCGGTTGTTCCACCCAGGTTAGTTACGTAGCCTGTTCCGGCAGTCAAGTTAAAGAAGTAAGAAGCAATGCTGTCATCATCTATAAAAGATGGAGTAGCTCCTGGGATAGCTGTATCCGTACTTAGTCTAGTATTAGTTGCTGTCGGTGATGACGGAGGCGGGAATATTTGCCCCAACCGATTATCAAGCTCGACAATGTATTGAGTTTCAATCAAATCTCTTGCTAGTGTTTCTTCGTTGGAGACCTCAGTTGTATCTAGCCCCTGGTCTGTTGCGATGTGGGATATGTCATCGTTAGGCTTGTAACCATTTAGGATGCCCTCGGATAGAGTTCCTAGGTTGTCAACTGTGGTTTTATCTACCGGGATGACGAATGTTCCAGAAGAGTGCTTCGCTGAGCCCTGTCCTGCTGTTGTGAACAACTTAACTACCGGTAAGTAAAGTAGGTCGTTTCTGTTAACAGTCAAAAGCTTAGACTTCATAAGAGAGGTATTGTTTGTAAATGCTTCTAGAACTGGGGACTGAAGAATAGTAATATCGTAGTAAGCAGAACCACTGGTGTTGTTCTTATCGTAGAGACCGTAATCAATCTCATCATCACCTAGAGCGAACTTAGAAATTCTAAAGGTACCATCACCTTTAGCTAGTCGCATTCTGCCTGTGTCTGTTAGAACGGCGTCCAATATAATGTCGCCTGAATTGTCTAGAAATCCCATGTGTTTACCTCTCGTTATTTAAATAGTTGTTTGTTTTAAATAAATCCTATGGAGTTACAACTCCAGTGTTTTTGAATGTGACGTTTAAGTCTACTTTTCTGCCTGTCTTTTTGCTTGTTACTCTAATTTTTAAAGTCTTATCCCAGCAATCAGCGTCACCTTCGGGCCCAAGAATGTTATTAGAAGGTGCTTGGTTGGATGACTGTTCTGGGTCAATTGAAGCATTGTAAGCAACGTTTCGTAATGAAGGCTCAATATAAATATATCTTCTGCCGGCCTTTGTTTGAGAACTTTCTAATTTTTCTTCAAAATAAATAGTTTTTAAAATCAAATAAATTTGACCCTCGTTATCAACAAGTTCTGCCTCAAAAACGTGGGTTGGATTTGAGAAATTGTTATGTACATCAATTGCTCTTACGCAATAATAATATTTAGTGTTTGGACGAACATCATCAATTAAATGTGCGCCTGACGCTCTTTTGTCTATTGTGATTCTGCCACTAACTGTTTGGTAAGGCGCTTCCGCCAAGGCAAAATCTGCATACGAATTTGGTTTAGTTGTTGTTCTAAAAATTTCATATCGATCAATAGGGTCATCGTTCTTGTAAGTTATTTTTAAAGTCCGATTATTAATTTTTTCCTGCGCATCTTCAATAGTAATTGGATTATTTGTCTGCGCAACATACTGATTTACAACTGATTCTAAATCACTTTCTTTTATCAAAACCGGCGTTGCGTCAAACTCTCCCGTACTAGAGTTAAGGAGCAACAACAAACGGTTACTAACACCGCTGTATGGAACAATCCTAAAGTCTGGTGGGACCGGTGGCTTATCCAGTATCGTATTAACGTGTGACGAATAAGGAATAACTGCGGCGCGTGTATCCATATCGGTCTTAATTGTAATCTCGCCACGTGGGACTGGAGCATCATTGGCATACACTGGCACATTAAAACCATGCGGACCGTTTCTAAAAGATATTTTGTATTCACTTAAGCCGCCATACAAAGAGCCTCGTGAAAGCACAGATATTGTGTACTTAATTGCAAAATTGTCTTGAGGTTCAGCGTTATTGTAGTATCCTCCAAAAACTCTAGCTTCTATCGAATAGAGAGGATACCCGCCTGTTCCGTTCCGCTGAATGAATTTAGAGTTTATGTCAAACAAAAACTGGTTGACAGAAATGTTCTCATTAATATCATAGTCAAAAGGACCATACGATGCCTGAAGGACCGTACCATTGGTATAAATTTCTTCAAAGTCCAACCACCAGTTAGTTAGTGTACTCATCGTTTACCCTCTTCCGCCTACGCTCTTGATCGTCTGAACTATGTTCTTTGCTGTAGCCCTGCTGCTAGATGTAGTCTTGCTAGAAGCAGTTTTACTAGAAGAATTTTGATACGTTTGGGATGTTGTTGCAGAAGCAGCTGCTACTTCAAATGGATCATTGTTCGTTGCAGTCTTCGAAGGTGGTGTGCTAGGGGCGGCAGGTTGTGTACCGCCGGTGCCTGTACCTCCGGTGCCGCCAGTGGAACTCTGTGGAATTGGCTCCTCATCACCTTCTACACTACCATTTTGCCCTGGTGAGCCTGGGTCTGCTTGTTGGCCTTGCCCGCCTGTCTGACTAAAGCTGCCACCTAAAGTAAGCTGCGGTGTTGGACCGCCACCCCCGGTGGTGTCGACCAAAGTTACATCAAAGGTGGACACGCTACTACCAGAAGCCGCAACTCCAATCGCGCCGCCATCTAAATTACCATCAAGACCATCGCCTCCTTTGATGTTTATTAAAACCAAATTTAAATCAAATGCAGCTGGGGGGTAAGTTGCGCTCCAAGTTGAGCTAATAATCGGCGCGAAGGGTGGCGCGCCAAAAATATCATTAATATCACCAATCGCCGCAGTGCCATCGAGGCGACCAGTTGTGCTCAGCGGGATTTTATATACATAGTATCCTACTTGTGTAGCATCCCAAGCCACAAATGGTGTTTCCTCATCTTCTGGTAAGTAAGTAAACCCATTTACGTCTTCTAAGTTGTTAGCAATTTGGAATGTCTGAGTTGATGTAATATCAACATTTTCTTCCGCATAAAATCCTAGGGCATTGCCTATTGCACGACCCTGGTGAATAGAGCCAGAGTTGGTAATCGACACATAGTCGTGATAATAATATTGTTCGCCAACAACCAATCTAATTTGTTTGATATCGTATTGATACCGAACACCATACTTGATCTGTGTGTCGTAGTAAGTAATTCCTTTTTCGCCGCCAGTTATGTCTCTGCCAAAGAATAGCCGTTGCACCACTGTGCTAGGATCATTTGCATCAACTGATAATTGCCCAACTGGTATCGCTCTCTTCTCAACCATGTACATTATGGGAGTGTCTTGGTGATTTGAGCTATTGTCTTCTGTACTGCGATATATATTTTCGAAATTTTCCCCGGAGGACAACACTCCGTTTCTAAATAAGCCAAAGATGTTTTTAGCGGCATTCAATTGAGCAGGATTGAGATCGTCATACCATTGAGAAAAGTTATTAAAAAAACTATCAGCTGCACTTGGATCGCCATAATTCTGTATGAATGATGCACCGGACTGCGGCAAGCCATCACCAGTAAAATAATCAATTCCGTCTGAAAATATGAACTCTATATCTTGATACAAGCTATTGCTTGTATCTTGATCTATCAACGCATTTAACACATCTTCCACTCTTATCGCCAAGTCCACATTTTGACTTTGAGAGACGACTTTGTTTCCATCATTGGTATCGTATATCACAAAAGGTAGGGAAGTAGCCGGTGTGTTTGAACCATCCTCAGTCAATTTATATTCTTTGATAATTAACAGTTCCAATAAGGTAATAAAATACTGTGTCCATTCAAGCCCCAAAACACTACTGATTACCAATGCTTCTATAATAGGATTTCCAGCCCATTGGTTGATATATGGGATTGTTATCTTGTTATAGAACGGGTAGGTTTCAATAGCATAGAAATCGTCCTGCTCTGTGCTAGTTCCTCTATCGTCTCTTATCGTTCCATTAATGACATTTAAAATCCCATCTGCCACATCGTGCGATAAGACCGCGACGTTTCCAAAATATGTTTTGTAGTTTGGAGATAAGTTGTTTATATTGTTGCAATAGAACTGTAGGAAACCCTGAGAGGTTGAATCGTTCTCAGCTATGTTCGAAGAACTTAAACTACCTAATAGAACATTAATGTAATCTTCATTATTAATTTGTGCATTGTCAAATACATTGTATGCCGGTATCACAGAACCATCATTTTCTGCTGTGCTGATTGATGTTTCAATGTGATAGAAGTTTGGTATTAAAACTTCAGATACATCAGAAATAGCCGATTCATAATCAGGGTCTGTATCTAAAAACAAATTGTAAATTGATTCTATCTCAATATTGTATTCAGACTGCTCTAATGTTCGATCATAGTAACGATAATTGAATTTGTGATTAAAAATTCGATTGGCGGGCTTAAGACCGGAAGTCCAGTCTTGTTGCATTATGGGCTTAATATTTCTGGTGGCGCCCGCCATTCTCGCATCTGTTGTCAGCAATCCATATGGTATATCATCCTCAGTCGGCGGGACGTTTACATTAAAAAACTTTTCAAAATAAGGAATTCCAGCGAAAGGACCGTTGGGATTATTTTGTTCTAAAAGGTTCTCCATTGCAGGAACATTATTGATGTTCCCCTCATTCCAATCTAAAAGATAGTTTTCTGCTTTAAAGGTTATGGTGATTGTATCAAAAGAATTGTTGCCACCCGTTTGAGTATAGGTTGCGCCAACAAAGGGCCTAAAGAATGACGAATCGTCAACAGCCACGCGCTCATCAACTATCAGATCCCCATTAGCATTGGTTGTTAACGCTGGAACATTACCTTGCAGATCTCTATATTTATCGACTGATTTCCAATCATCTCTTATTAGAGGATGAAGCTGATAGTTTCCCGATCTTCTCTCGTCTTTGTTTAATCCGAGCAAGTTCGCATTTACAGCTTCATATACTTTAAAATACATTACTAATAACCTCTAGAATTAGTAGAGCGCGCTGCGGCGATAATAGCCTGACCTTCGGAACTACTTGCATTATCGGTAGTTGAGCGACCAGCTAATCTTTCGAAAGACATAGCTTGGCTTGTTAGATATTGACTCATAACGGCGCCGCCTGCTAACTTATTATTCAAATTACTACTAAATAGTTTCGTAACATTTTTCTTTATGGTATCCATTAGTCTATCTGGGCTAATATTGCTTGTTCTTGTATTCAGATCTTCATCCCCCAATACAAACAGCTGATCATATCTTTCAAGCTTAAACTTATTAGATACATTTAAAACATCATTCGGTTTTGTAATTCGACACAATACAGATGTATTTGAATTCTTTATATCATTAAATTTTTCAGAGTTTAAGATTTCCCAGTTATCACCACTACCAACAGAATATTCTACCTTCACAACAGAATTGAAGTTTATATTTTTTTCCAAGACGTTAAGAGACTCAAAACTATCTGGGGCTTTTGTTACCTGTACATAAGCTAGTGATCCAGAAATTTCTCCTATATTCGGAGCCTTTACACTTTTAAAGTCGGCTGCTTTTTGCTGCAGCATAAACTGCACTAAATTACTATCAACGTATTTTTCTCTTTGTGATGAATCTTGTTTGAACTTTATTTCTTTACTTCCAGAAACTTTTGTTTCAGCATCTCTATTTTCTTTAGTGAACCCGCTGGTGTTTGATAAGAATTTAGATGAGTCAAGCGAATTTACTTCTATTTGAGCTTTTCTTAAATTTGATAGCTTCAAAACTTTTGGCGCCAACATAACCCCGCTCAAGCCCAGCAAGTCTCCAGCTGCATCAGCCTGACCAGATTTTATATCAGAGTTTGTCTTAAAATTCTTAGACATTCCAATAGGGCTTTCATTGGCTTGTAACAAGTCTAAAGATTTATTAAAATCTATTTGTTTTTCTACTTTGATATTTGTAGTATTTGTTTTAATTTGGCTTGGTGATAAGTAACCAAATTTGTTTATGTCTAATGAATTTTGAGAAGATACATCATATTTTTCTGTTTCTTCTATTATTCGATTTTGAAATTGATTCAAACTTATTCTGCTAAATCCTAAATCAGATACTCCCACATCGGGGCCTAAATAATCATAACCATTATTTCTTGTTAAGCTATTGAAATAATTTTGTTTTGTATCGTAAACATACTTCAATTTTCTGACTAGCGGTACGGCACTAGCTATAGCAGAGTTAAATCTTTGCTTCTTTTGAATACTGCCGGTTGTTTTTGAGACAGTCTCAAACAATATCTGCACAAAGGTATTCAGAATATTGTTAAATTCTGCCAATGACTCTTCGCTGGCCGAGTACGGACTAGCGAAAGAAAACATATTTCTTGCTAGAAGAGCGACCGGAATTGGACCAACTTGCGACCCAAACATAAACTGCAATATAGAGGCATACTCTTCTAACGCAGATTTCCAACTATTATCAGATTTTAATTGAACTTCCCGTGCTACAACATTGGCATCTACATCGTAGTTTCTTTTACCATAGTTATTAAACTTAAGATTATAAGATTGAGCTTCCGTGATTTTGTTTTGTAGCTTTGTAGCCATCTCTGACACAATCTTAGCCGAGTTGTCATTAATGACAATCTCGATCTCGTAACGATAGTACCCTTCTAGCTCGTCCTTAATTTGACTATCGATTATTAATATCGGCAAAACTTCCAAACTCAAATCTTCAGAGTTTTTTTGTATTAACTTTACTGATCCATCCGATAAAGTTCCTACCAATCTTCTAGGGGAGTGTTCAGATATGCTTTGATTTTCTAGTCTTTGGACAGAAGTTAAAAAGTTACCGTAGTTTGCCGTATCTGATCTATTACGATAAACTTTAATATCAAGCAGTTCTGCCGTTGATAGCAAGGCCGTATCATTATCAAAAAGATATGATAGGGCTCCCTCATCTCTTATATACTGCAGGAAACTGAAGTTAGTGTGGATTTTTAGCGATCCATCTTTAGATCTAGAATACTCAGGTGCTGTGATGTACTTCTCTACAGCATCCGAAAGGCGAGGCCGATTCTTAATAATAGAATTAACAATATTTGTTCTGTAATCTTTTATTTTTTGATTTGGCACTTGAAATACTTCTAACCTGGGATGGGGGCTATTTACATGTACTTTCTCGGCCATTAAGCCAGTTTCGGGATGCATATGTACTGGTCCTACCCAAACATCTCCAACATTACCATACCCTGGAATAGTGTCTAGAAGCTTATAAATTAACGATGTTCTGCTTATAGCGCCAGCGGTCTTTACTTTCTCTATTACATGACGGCTAACATCAATCTGATTTCCGGTCAAGGTTAGCCCCGAAGTCTTTGTATCTTCGGTTTCATCAACACTATTGGTAAAGCATAAAATTGATAAATACTCAAGACTTCCGATGCTTGGTATGGTCATAGGAACATCAATAATTTTTGTATATAATCTTGAATCCTCCGTCTTGTTGTAATAAGAAAGAGTTCCCTCCTTTGAGAGATTATTGATTTTTACATTTTTAACCAAGTTTGACTGGCTTGATACATAGCTTTTAATGCCGTCAGGATTTAAACTTAGGATACTTTCCTCTTGCGGAGTAGTAATAGCCGTGACATTAAGATTAAAAGATCTGTTGTAATTTTCTCTAACGGTCTGCAAAAGAACTTTAACAATAATATTAAATTGTTTGATTTGCTCTTGTTGAACTTCAGAAGGTAAAATGATAATTTCCTTAATCAAAGGAACTGGTAGACGAGATTTAAATACTCCTTTGGCTACATTTAACATTAGCAAGGCTCCTCGTTATCAGAAGTATATAGGTTTCTTGAAAGCTGTGTTCTAGCAATTGTTCCCTTAAGGGTGCTTTCCTGAATGTTTAACCTTGTTATAACTTCTTCAGGCATCTCAGAATCAACAAGAATATTTGTAAAGAATTCAACTTTTTGATCATCTAAAACTTCGCCTAGATTCTGCGTTGTTAGGAATGTTTTCTGCGCATAAGTGCCATCAGAGCCAGACAAGTATACCTCTATTTCAAAGTTTTCTTTTAAGTTGCTTGTATTTCTTTCAACGACATCCAAAACTAAATAATTTTCCTGTAAGTACAAAGCAACACCAGCAACATTATCTTGTGTTAGCCGAATGATTTTTTCTGCCTCTTCACCAGTAAAGTCATCTAACTCATCGTCTGATGAATAAAAAGATTTGTAGTCCACTGTAACATCAATCTGAGGAATGTTTCTAACAATTCCGTCTGCTAGTCCAGTGTTGCTGGCTGTAAGATTAACGGTCTGATAATACTGACTTGATGATACCTCGCCTTCTAGAGCGTTAATGTGCCATGCTGGGGCGTACTGTGTCTTAAGGTCGCTGGTTCCAAGCGGGTCGGATCCTAAGAAAAACTTTTGTGCAAACTGCGGCGTATCTTGGAAAGCGTTTACAAACTCAACAGAATTTTCAGAAATAACATATTGGCCTGTGCTGTCTGTCTCTTGTAGCGAGCTTGAGATTGCGTCCAAAAACTGATTAACTCTTGTCTCTGCCCCAGTGGTACTTTTTTGAACTTTAAGAGTTGGCGTATCAAAGCGAATTCTTCTATCAGCATCATTCTGATCTTCAGAAAACCCAGCAGCTTCTGTGTTATATAAAACATCGTCGTCAAAGAAAGCATAAAAAGCTGGCTTCAGCCTACCAAGCTGCAGCTTTCTTTTTCCATACTCAGTTAATTTAAACTCTAGAACTTCTTCTTTTTTGTCGAAAAAACTCATTCTTCTATGTCACCCGAGATGTACCTGACTGTTTCATCAATCTTAACTAGTTCTACAAGTGAGAAGTAATCATATGGCCAGTTATAGCTGTAGTTACCTATAGTTTCTGGGAACGCCGATGTATCTTCGGAGATAAGCGATCTTCTGTATTTGTCGTAATTCTTGACTGCCTTCTTTTTGACCTTAAATACCATCCACTGAATTTCATCAGACTGATCAAAAATGTAATCTACTAATTCTCTCTCCTCAATCAAAACTTCTTTTTGCTCGAATTTCTCTCCAGCCTCTGGTGGCAAGTTTTGCCACATATCCGTAATATCTTGCTGCGTTACTGATTTGAAGAACTCAAAAACATACATTAAAATAGGCTCTACAGTTTTATTGGTTACAAAATCAAATTTCGGTGGGAAAACATATTTTTCCATATGCTGCTTTATTACATCATAATTTGAGCTTCTTTCGCTTATGCCGAAAAATTCTCTTCTATTTTTATTTGTTTTGTAAGGAATTGCTACAACTGCTTCTTCTAGTATGTTCGCTTCCTTTGGCTTACCAATTCTTATAGGAATACCCGCGTCGAAGCCAAGAACTTCTGCCAACTGATTGCTGCCAGCGGACTCGTCTTGTCTAATTCTCAAAAAGACACCCTCATTAGAAGAGGTTATCTGACTTCCATACTGGTGCCACATGCCGTTAATTTTAATATCTTGAGCATTAGTAAGGCCGGCTTCTACAGAGCTAGTTGCTGTCTGCGTATAAGAAGCATCAGCAAAGTTTAATATTGGAGTTTCAAACTTGGTCTGGAAGAACCAAGTTCTAAACTGCTCGTTCGTACCCTCGGGCACCTCCGTGAGGAAATCCGTAGTAATGACACTGTCACTCAACTTCATAAGATAATCTTCCCTCATCGTGTGAGGATAGGTAGTAGTGTCTTCTACAGTAATGTTCCCAGCAATCTCCTCAATTGTAGGTAGACCTGATCTTGGTGCTGTGAAAGTAATCTTGCTTGTTGTGTTGCCGTGATAGTAAGGCGGTACGACGTGCCCGAAGGAAGCCGATTGCTCTGGGTTTGTAGAGGGGTCAAGTCCCTGCCCAAGAGGATATCCAAATGCCGATTCTCTTGCGTATAAGTCAAATGCCGCTCTGTCAACCTCCAAGTTGCTATCAAGTGTTCTAAAGACCTCAAGCGTCATTGAATATGAGGACCCGCTTCTTACAGATTGAAATTGATCTTCACGCTTTGATTTCAAATAAGCCAAACCATCCATAAAAAAGTTTGTTGTTTCACACAAGAAGTTATCAATAGCCAACTCATAAAGTTTCTTACCAGCGTTTATCTTTACGTAATCCGAACCCGTAACAGCCGGAGGGCCGGCGCGGCTGACAAGTTCATCATATTCACTAACGCCTGTATCGTAAAAGGCGCCGGAGCCAGTTAGTAGATTGGTATCCAAGTATGACAATGGTCTCTGTAGAGCTTCAAAAGGCAACTTTTTAAGTATGTATCCATTTTGGTTCGGGCCATCAACAAGATTTATCATTTTTTTGTATTGAACGGTTCCTTCCGGCAAGTCAGTAGGCGCACATGAAGCCGTAGGGATACCCTCTGTTACCCTAACCGTCTCGGCGTCGGTCCCTTGGTTGGTGAGTATCATGTTACTAACTGCTAACCCAGACTTAATCGTGTTATACAAAATACCCGGAGCCATAAGAGGCTCCATAAATGCTCTATATGCCGCCCCTTGTCCTGTAAATGTGATATCACTACCTGTTGCATTAATTTCTATGTAATCGCCATAAGACTTAGATAACAACGTTGCTAATTCAAGTGTGCGCTCAACAGGATAGAAGCCCTTGTAAGGTAGGAATTTAAGAAGGGCGTTACAACGTAAAGAGATCTTATCTCTCTTGATCTTAAGATCTCCCGATCTTTTATCATTAAGACCTTCATCTATAACGCTGAAGTACTTAATAAAGTCAGAGTTTGTATATGTCTTGAAGAAGTTCGCTTCAGAGCTATCGTAAATTGTGGCTCCTGTTAAGTTAAATATATTATCTACGTCTGCCAGGAAGTCATTTGCTTTATCTTGTGTATAAGTCTCTATTAACTCACTTATTCTAAATTCTGGAACAATTGAATGATCTTTGCCAGCCAAAGCAATTCTCTCAGAATAAGATGTGTAACTTTGGTGTGGTACCTTGCCAGATTGTGAGCCGGCTTCCCACAAAGCGTCACCAGCAAATACTAGATCGCCGCCGGCACTTGATGAGCCTGCTGGCACTCTAGCAGCATACGTTGGCATTCCAGCAACACCCTTAAATCCATCGGGCTGGCGATAGAATCTAGAGCGCGAATTTAATAACTCTCCCTCACCTTCAGCGCTAGCCAATGATGAGGTGACAAAAGGCCCAATAGATTGCGTAGTTGCAAAGTTTATGTGCGGATCTAATGGCCAAATACTTGTTGGCGTACTATTGGTAGTACTATCAAAAACATACCCTTGAGAGTTTCGCAAACCACCATATTTTATTGATCTGTCAGCTCTGTTGTCATCCCAAATATTGGTGATAGTAAAATCTGTTCTTCTTCGGACAATATTCTTATATGCGTTAATTTCAGCTGGGTACACTCTTTCTTTGTAGTCAATAATCGTGCTCAGCTGACTTGAAGTAACATATTCGAAAACCTTGTTCAAGGAAGTGTTGGCTAAATTAGGAGCAGGAATATTTAGACGATTGTTTAAAGGCTCATTAGAGAAGAAATCCAATTCATTGCCAAACGTCACTTTTAAAGACACGTTGTTTAGAGTATCGGAGTTTTCTGTATTATCCTCCAAGAGCACGCTCGTTGGAGCATAGCGGCTACTAATTGGCTGTTCCGTATAATCGACAAAGTCATTTGACTTTAATCCTCTTACATATTGATACGTTGTTCCGTCAGTCAAAGTAACCGGAACTTGAGGTGGGGGCGTTATTAAACCAATCTGGTTTGTTTCGCGTAGTTTTCTAGCAACCTTTGTTTCGCCAGTTCTGATCTGCTTCCAAGTTGGATACCCCCATGGGCCATTTCTCATTGATGTTAGAACATTAAAGTAATCTTCGTCGTTGTCCAGGGCTGGAGATGCCCAATAGTCAGCATTAATATAAGAAGCAATTGCATCTGAAGATAATGGAAACCCTTCAGTGTGTGTAGAAGCTGTTAGAGCATCAAGTACCGCTGTATTTAAGTCTGCAAAGGTTGTATCTTCATAAGCGCCTGAGACTATAAGTTTGTTTAGTACACTAGCACTGTAATATGTTGGAGGCTGTAGTCCGAATATCGCCTCTCCTGACTTTAATGAAGCTGTTACCCAAGAGTATTGTTGTGTAGAGCGCGGGATTGCGTGCTGAACAAAGAGGTTATCGTATACCGACGCCGTAAAGTACCCAGCCGACGAAGACTCAATTCTTCTTAAAGAGTTTCTGTTTGTCTTGTGCCAGGATGGCGTTGTAACATAAGTTAGTTCTGGCACGGACCCGAATACTGGATCATGACCAAAAGCTCCGGCATGTAATGTCGCTAATTGGTTTAGACCTCGTGGCTTGTTAATGTGGTCATTAACTCTGATCGACCCAGTTAGACTATTGTCTGTATTGGAGCCTGAAAGCCCTCTATTGATAATTCCCAGGTTTCTGTACGGAAGGGCGTTGTAGACAGACAATTCCTCGTGTGCCGGATCTCTATAGCCTCTTGACAGAACCTCATAAGAGCCCGGAGACGAGAATAGGTTAACAAATACTGTTTTATTAGAATTGGCGCCTATTCTATCCGGTAATGCGTAATCCAAATCACCACCAGTGTTTTCTGTAGTATCTGTTGTTAGCGGGAAGCGTCCTCTTGTCGCGAGTGTTTCCGGGTTTGGTGCGAAACTAAATGACTGATCTTGGAAGAATGGGTCGTTAATAGAGCGACCAGATGTCTGAACAACTTGATAGTTCTTTTGGTAGTTGCCGATTTGGTTGTGAACAATCGTTCCCGAAAGACGCGTTCCAACCGAAGCAGTCGTCATCAAAATGTTCTTAATGTTTACAGGACGCTTTGCAGTTTCGTCGCGAAAGCGTTGTGCCGTAGGAAGCTCTGGAAGCCATCCATGCGGCGCTGAGCCTGCCGGCGAATCAAGGAACGGATAGTTTGGCGGAATAATACCAAGAGCACCAGAAGCGCCTACAGGGATGTTAGAACTTCCAGTATTAAGGCCCAGCGCTAATCGGAAACCTTCTGCGCGCGTATCTCTGCTATCTGAACCAGCATTTAACTCAGAGTGGCGATAATATCTACCACCAACAAACTTCTCTGTAAATGGACTTTGCGCCGCAATATCAGTATCAATAACTAAATCATGATGAAGATTGGTGATTGTTACACCCGGCTTATAAGAACTAGAGATGATGGCGTTAAAAGTCGACTGCTCTGTTGTTTCATAGAGGCTGAACGGTGCCAACTTGTTGCCGTTCATTTTTAATTTGTTGTCATTATTTCTGTTGATGTCCGGGTTGAGGCCAAATCCTAATCTTTGTTTATAAGTTGGGAAAAATTCATCGTCTGTGTCTAACAGCCTTTCCACATCGGCATCAAACGACAGCATAATGTTAATTGGTATGTTGGAAGACTCACTAACCGGTCCGTATGGCTGTGTTGCTTGGAATACGAAATTGACATCTTTATTTTGATGTTGCCCGACACCACCGAGGATTTTATTTCCACCAATTGAAAAACGATAGGGCCTAAATGCTTCGCGCACAGATATCTGATCAATTACGCTTAATATTGCGCCTCTTGAATTGTTTACATCGCTGTTCTCTGAGATGGTCGGATTGTCTCTCTCAGCCTTATTCTTCCACCAAAGATAATTCTTCTTTTGGTCCGCATCTTCAGGCGCGTGATCATACTTCCACTTTTTTACTAATTCTCTAGCTGATAAACCTACCGTTCTTCTTCTTGGAGCGTGAGCAGGATAAAAACCAGTTCCTTGCAAGTCATCATCAGGAGATGAAATGGCATCTCCGTAGTCTACGTTTGAAGACGCTGTTGCTTCGAAAACCGACTTTTCGCTATCAATGAATGGGAAAACATTCCTGTACTTGCTTCTTTCTAAAGCGTGGCTTTCTACAACTGTTCGAACATTGTCGGCAAATTCTGCCGATGCTGGAACAAGTTGCCCCAACATGAACGATAATGACGAATCAAACCATTTATAGAACTCATAGAAACGATCAAAATCAATCTCATCGTTTCCAACCTTCTCAAAGAACTTTTGTCTTACAAACTTAAGAGTCTTATATTCATCGCGGTATCTGTTGACGCCGTCGCCAATTAGGTTATTAAAGTCTTTAAGACTTCCGAATGTATTAATCATCTCCTCGGAAATAACCTTGCTCATGCTTTTTTCAAAAGCAAAGAAGTAATTTATTGGTCGAGAATCGATCTTAAACTCTTTTTGATCTTGAGCACTTAGAACTTGTACTGTCTCTGATGGGGCGATTGTTTCAAGCTCGTTCAATCTAGCGGCTACAATAAAATCTTTTTTGATAGGCGATGTAGAAGAAGCCTCAAACCCATAACCCTTTGCGGTGACTTGTTTATTTACAATATCACCAATCCAGCCAAATCTAGTTGAAGCAAGTGTAGCGGATCCAGAAGACTCATCTTCGACCGTAAATTCACCGGATGCATTAGAGCCTGTGTTCTGACTAAACTCCCAATTAAATGCTAAGGTGTCTAATTTAGAAACTTCACCATACAAAGCATTAGCTTCCCACGGGAATGCGTATAAGCTTGGTCGAAGAGCGCCGTGATTTTCGGTATCTAGAGCGTGCTCCTGTAAAGCCTTATCTTCAACATAATCTAGCCAGAAACGGCAAGAATTAATCTTAACATCAGATGTCTGTAGAACTGTTCCGGTAACATTTGTTCTATGGGCCCCCAAGAATACTCTTCTAGAGCCACTAATAAACGAGTCCGGTGGAGAATTGATAGTTTCCGAGACAGAGAAAGTATTGACGATCTCGCCAGACCGAACCTCAACACCGCTAAATACAACAGTATAATTTCCTGAATCGGCACCATCAGCAAAGTAGGATAAAGGATACTTTTCTGGCTTAATTCTAACTGACAGGTTCCAAGTAGAATCTGTGTATAAATCCTCATAAAGTGAGGAGGTTAGTTCCGGAACGTACCCTCCAGCAGTCCCCGTAAGCATGAAGCGAGCGTTATCAGAATTTAATTCATCGCGGATTGACAGAACTTGGAAATTAACCGCATCTTGTGCGTCCCAAGTTGTATCAGTCTGGTCTGCAAGAGCGCTGTGAACACCAAAAATAGAAGAGCTAATAGCATTTGTAAAAAAGTATCCACCATCTTGAGATTCCAGAGGTTTTGTTGGGAAAGTCACATCTGCTTCAAGCGTAATAGCATAGCCGCCTGTAAGCTCAGTTGCTGCGGCTATAACACCAGTTGAGTCTGGATTTACAGATGAGGAAAAAGAATATACAACTGCGGACTTATTAATATTATTATTGAAATTAATTAACTTATCATTAACAAGAATAGTTCTTCTGTTTTCTCGGAATTCATACTCAGTATTCTGAGCATACATATTCAGTTTGATTAACTCATCATCAATACCGAACGAACGAATAAGATTTCTAAAAGACTTTTCAGTACCCTTTGTTTTGTAAATGTAAGTTAAGTTATTGTAAATGTTTTGGTAAATGATATTTTTTATATCATTCAAAGACTTATCATAGATCCTATCTTCACTTCTATCAGCGAGCTTCTCTAGGATGTCAGCATCCAAGAAAATCTCTGGAGCCACAAAGCCGTGAGAGTTAAGCTTCTTATAAGAGAAAGGAAATGGTTTATCGCTTCCACTTACATATTCAATATTTTTTAGATTATTTAAATCCGAAGCTTGAATGTGTAGAGTATCAAAGTAGCTAGAAATAATTTGTGTTAGATACTTTGTTTGTTTCTGTCCCTCTGAATCTTGTTCTGTAATCCAAGCAGGAATTGAGTTGTATATAGAAGCATTGTTGCCAACATCATACGCTGAGCCTGAGTTTGCTAAGTTAGCTCTAAGCGTTATAACATCAGGATGGTTTGATCTGATAATTGGGTCTAAAAATTCTTTTGTTGCTGCGTTAGAAAGAACTATCGCTGACCCAGTATTTCTTGAATTTGTTCCGTACCCGGTCCACGCTCCGTTTGTAACACGACCAGCATAATCCAACACAACACTGTCTGTTGAAGATACGCCAGTAATTCCCTCATTAAACTTGTAGTAAACACCGAGCTTTGTATTAACGTCTTCTTGTGTATCTGTAAACGGCTCTGGGTCTGTGTTAGTACCACCACCAACTTGGCTGATAAAATATCTGCCCACATCTTTTGAACTTCTTTGGGTCTTCCAATATCTGAATTCGTCTAAAGAGCCAGACAATTTACCTGAGTAAGCAGGAGCAGATGTGCCGGCTGGACTGGTAATCGCAGCAGCTAAATTTGCTCGTAAAGCTCCGGTAACTTCGTTAATTCCAGATGAGCCTTGTGTAATTGTGCTTTTTAAGGAACCATCAACATAAAATTTTGTTTCAATGCCTGCGGACGCTGATATAAGGCTAACAGCATAATGGTGCCAATTGCCATCAGCAACAGACGCTGTTGTAAAAGTAGAATCATTTGTTAATGTCTGTCGTGTAATACCAGTTGTACCAGACAGAGCAGTAATCAAAAATGGATTCTGCCCATCAGCGGCGCCGGTAAGCTCAATTGTTAAGCGACCATAGGTTGGAGTGTTGTATGTTTCTCCATTCCAGAGGTCAAAAATTATTTCTTTCTCTGTAAGAGATGTAAGGAACTCGTCTTTTTCTAGCCAGAACTCAACTGTTACACCATCATTTTGAAGATCATATTTAAGATTACTTTCGCGGTTTGTACTTGTATCATAATAATTTGAGCCTGTGAAGTTAGTAGAGAAAGGACTCATGCCATTAGGGTTGGCATGCGGCCCTCCTTCAAAGTATACGTATTCTAAATCGCTTGATAACCCATAAGTCTCTGTTATAGATGAGGTTCCCCAACCGTCTGCTGAAAAGATGGCATAGCCATTTGTTCTAGGATATAGATTGTTTAAAATATATAAATCAATGTAAGTTGATTGATTTTCCCATTGTAGCTTCTCTCTTAAAGAGCCATCATAAGGATAAGTATCATAAATCCTATCTATTGATTGAATGTAATATTCTTCCGCTGAACCGTAACGAGCAAAATTAGCTGGATCAGAGAAGTCTACATTCGGTATAAACCGCTTTTCGTGCTTTATGTCTTCTTTGTGGTATCCAACCGATTCGACTTCTCCACCAATATCCTTTGCGGACTTGTTAGAGAGAGAACTGACTTTTGTAGCTTTATCAAATAAGGTTTTGAAACTCATACTTTAATTATCATTCAACTCGAAATTTAAACGTTTGAGGTTGCTCTTGCCAGTCACCAATACTGTCGTTGTAATAAGACAATCTTATCTCATACATATAATCTGGCTCTAGAAGAGACATATCTAAATCAAAGAAATTTCCTTCCTTATCGTAAGACAAGTAGGTGCTTAAATCTGACCCGGTGCCATACGGGATAGCTGCCAAATTATCTGTGACACGATAAATGCTGTATGAAGCACTCTCGATAATATCAGTTGGATTGTTTGCTGTTGCAACTGTGTAGATGGTTGGAGACCAGTTTCTGTCGCGAACAAAAAATCTAAATCTTGCTGTGTCTTGTATAGAGTATTTCTTTTTAAGATTCTTGCAAGATGTAATTCGGTTAAACGTTGGAGCGCTGTCATAAGTTGGCATCAATTCAGGGAAGAACGAACCGGTAAAGTATTCAACTCCTCCAGAATGCCACACATCATGTATCTCTTGCAGGGGCGTAGCAGCCGCTGTAAGGGCGATTTCGCAAGAATAGATGCCAGTGCTCACATAACTGCCAGTAGCGTCTGTATCGCCAGTAGAGACGACGCTACCACCAGCCTGGAGAGATAGCTTGGATCCTGCCGGAGTACCGAATGAACTTGAGTAGAACGAAACAAGTATATTGTTTGTTCCAATAGCCGGAACATTATTCAAGCCACGTCGACCATAGTTATAGAATTGCAAAGTGTTCAGGTTATCTGCTGCTGGTGCTCGCGAAGAAGAGAAGAAAAAGTTCTCTCTATCATCCATTGTGCGTGAGTCCCAACGTGCTTCGATAACAGGGCGCTTAAAAAAGAACTCTGTTGAGCGAGCAAAGAATTTCTTTGTGTAGTATGACTGTGTTGCGCCTACAGTATTTTGAATTACAGAACCTGAATCAGTTCCCAAAGACGAGGAAAAATAAGCTTCTTGTGAAGCCGTTAGACGTATACCAAAACCGTAGTTATTGTATTCTCCTCCGGAAAATCCCTTGATCCAGTTTTCTACAACTTCAGAAACATCTAATTCCAAATTTTCATAACCCTGCTCAAATCGAACGTTATAGTTGTCTTGGGCTAGGTAGTCGCCGCCAACATTTGTCCATCCAGCTGTAGAAGAAGCAGATAGCCAGTTTGAAACGCCGATGTCCTGATACTCGTCCATGTCAAGGCCGGCGCCCTCCGTCCAAGATTGTGATACAGGGGCGACAACCAAGTTGAAGTCTTGCGGAAGTGTGAATGGATGCTCAGCATTGAACATCTTGAGATAGAACGATACAGAGCCAGATGCCGGGATTGTGCCAGCAGTTCTGTCGGCAGAAATGGCTGATACTGGGAACTGAATTAGAATTCTTGAAAGCTCTTGTGATTGGCCATTAGAGCCCGACTCTTGACCATAGATTGAGAAGACTTCAAGCGAATCAGCATAGCCCATATTGGCACCGGTACCTCTCGTAACCAAGTTGGCTTCATATGCATTTGTGATTGTATTATCAGCACTAGCTGTATATCTGAGAATTGCCATTATCTAATAGATCCCTTAATATCAACATTTGGATACTTTAATTCAAACACAATATTAGGTTGCGCCTCAATCATCCTGCCATCTGACGACAGTGCAGCATCAAAATCATAGTTAGATTCGGAGTAGATCCCACCAGACTTAAGGCCGACATCTACAGATGTTACATCAACTACGCCATTTACTTTCTGAAGCTCACGATATATGTCAGTTATTTTTATTGGCTCACCAATGTCTTGCTTCATAATAAATTTGGATGTCAATCTTTCGTTGCAACTATTAATCACATCAAATCTATTGGCATTAATATCGGTCAGTATCTCATAGCTAATGTCAAAATTAACAATTTCAGCATCTAAAATATCTACCGTATCCGATATCATTTTATATTGAGTAATCCAATTTTTTAAGTTATTCTTAAGAGTTGTATTAGCTGCAGTTAATTTACCAGAACTATTTTCTGAAATTACGTAAATGTTAACATTTCTTTTAAATTCATCCGGATCTTTAAGAATTGCTGCGCGCTTTATCATTCCAAATTTTGCCGGCATTCCATAGCAAATGGCCTGATAGTCCTGTGCAGTAACGGCTCTGTTTTGTGTCGCGAAGTAACTAAATGCTCTTTGGCGGATCTCTTCTGAGGATGGAAGGGAAACACTTCCAACAAACTGCTCCTCATTTGTAACTTCTAAAGAATTGATTACAGAGTTTCTGTTCGCAGGAGAAAGACTTCCTTGATTGTTAAATTTAAAGTTAGCATTTGCTACACCATTGATTGTATCAACAGCTGCATTAACATCAGAAGTTGTATTAAAGCGATACTGAACTGTCAAGGTTGTATTTGAAGGTCCAATCCCAAATTTGTCTGTATCTATTAGCTTTGTTGGATCAAAATCCGAATCTGTTGTGTAAGTGCGACCATTAAGATCTAGAACCACTTCTGTGGGGTCAACAACTGGATTTGTGAGAGAGTTTGAATCAGACCCATAACCAAATTGAAGAAAAGACAAGCCATTTAAGGTTTCCACAGTAAACCTTCTTGCTACTGGAACCGCTTTTAACAAATTAGGCACTGTTTCTCTGGTTGTAGTTGTGTTCCTAATTGCTTTGTAGATTATGTTTTGAGAAAGATGGTCTACTTCAAAATACTCATTTCCCTCGGAATCAGTAACTTTTACAATGTTGGAGACGTTAGAAATTTCCAACGGTACTCTTCTAAACCTAACAAAATCTCCAATCGAGATTTGTTGATTTCCTAGTCTACCTGAAACGGCTATTCCAGTGGCACGAATAACATACGTTAATGGAATTCCTGTTGCCGAATCAGCAGAGCCAACAACAATCTGGTTGCCTTCTAGAGAAAAGTCTACATCACCCAACAAAGTGTAGAAACCACCACCTGTCGAAGAAAAAGTAGATCCTGCTTGAAGAACCGGTATTAAAGTAGCCTCTGGCCCTAGTCCTAAAGGAGAAGCCGGGACTTCAACAAAGAAGGTTAGTCGTCCATAAGAAGAAGGACTAGTTTGAAGCTTATATCCTAATTGTCTTGCCAGCTTAACAACGTTGTCATACTCGACAGCGCTGTCCAAAAAAGTTTCATTCATTTGGTAGTCTAAATAAAATGAAAGAATGTCACCAACATACGAAACCGTATCTAACATTAATGAGCCAAACGATGCTCTATTAAAGTCCTTATAAGTATTAGGATAGTATCTCTTTGCGAAGTCTTCTAAATCTCTACGAATTGATTCAAAATCACGACTTGTATAATTAATTGCTGTGTTTTTCTTGGACATCTATTAAACTACCTCTTGTAATTAGTTTATGTTGTTATTAACCTCTACGTTTAAAGCAGCGTTTGTTCTAAGTGGAATAATATTAAAGTATATCGAAACAGATAAATTATTTGGAAATAGATCCGGGTTGTCTTCGGGGACTGCGAAATCTATTCTTTCTATTCCAATGTAAGGTAAATATTTCTGAACTTGTTGTCTTATCTTACTATCAATTTCAGAGTACGTTGATGGGGTGTTCTGCTCAAACAAATAACTTTTTAGCCCAACACCAAATTCAGTATCCATTATCCTCTCACCCGGATTGGTTAGAATGAGCATTTTTAAATTTTGTGTTGCTAAAGTTCTAAAGTCTGTAATCAACCCATACGGGCCATATACATCGTCAAATACTAACGGTAATCGTGGAGCTAATCCAGAAGCCATGTGCTGCCCTCCTCCTTAAATAGTTGATTTATTTATTTTAGCACTCCTCTGGTGGGGGAGGTTCAGTTGCATCAACATCTTCTTCCGCTAGTCCCTCATCTATCTTTACCTTTAGAAGCTCAATTAGCAGATATAGAATTCCCAACGGAGAAGGAGGGGCCATAAACATGCCAGCGACTGTTCCCTTGAAATCAACTCCGTCAAGAGTAATTCTAGGTCCGAATAGAGGCTGCTCTTCAGCATCTGAAGCTAATGG